CGCTGAGCGTGATCGAGCTCACCGGGGTCATAAAATGGTTCGATGTTTCAAAGGGCTACGGCTTCATTGTCCCGGACAATGGGCTCCCCGATATCCTCCTGCACGTGACCTGTCTGCGCCGCGATGGCTTCCAGACGGCGTATGAGGGCGCGCGCGTGGTGGTCGAGGTCCTGCAGCGTCCGAAGGGGCTGCAGGCGTTTCGCATCGTCTCGATGGATAATTCGTCGGCCGTGCATCCCGCGCAGATGCAGCCGCCGCGCACCCACGTCACCGTCAATCCGACCAGCGGGCTCGAGCGGGCCCAGGTAAAATGGTTCAACCGGCTGCGCGGCTTTGGTTTTCTCACCCGCGGCGAGGGGACGCCGGACATCTTCGTCCACATGGAGACGCTGCGTCGCTACGGCATCACCGAGCTGCGTCCCGGACAGACCGTTCTGGTCCGGTTCGGTCCCGGCCCCAAGGGGCTGATGGCGGCAGAGGTCCGGCCCGACGGTGAGCCGCACGCGCTTGCGTCGCACTGACAGACCGTGCAAGTACAGACCGTGCAAGTAACGTGACGTTGGTTGCGGGCGCGGCGGCATGAGGTCGTGCGGCGTGCCCGCAGTCCTAAGGGGCGACGTCGGGGAAGCCCGGTTCGCCGTGGCCGTCGCAGTGAGCTCTGTGGTCCGTCGTGCCGCGCATCTCCATTGAACGCAACAGCCTGTCCGGGGCGATGCGGCTTGCTCTTGCCGCGCTTCTGCTCGGCCTTGCCGGTCAGGCCGCGTCGGCCGATCTCAAGACGCTTGAGATCACCAGCAAGACCGGCGTGCACGCGTTCTCCGTGGAGGTCGCCGACACCGAGGAGCAGCGCCAGCGTGGCCTGATGTTCCGCCGCGAGCTGCCGGAAGGCACCGGCATGCTGTTCGACTTCAAGCGCGAGCAGGACGTCAGCTTCTGGATGCAGAACACGTATGTTCCGCTCGACATGATCTTCATCCGCCGCGACGGCCGGATCGTGCGGATCGCCGAGAACACCGAGCCGCTGTCGACCAAGCTCGTGCCGTCCGGCGGACGGGTGCTCGCCGTGCTGGAAGTGATCGCCGGCACCGCGAGGAAGCTCGGCATCGCGCCCGGCGACGTCGTCGCGCATCCGATCTTCCGACCTTAGTGCCAGGTTCTGGCACTCCGTCCGCCGGCTTGCTGGGGCGCAACGAACCGTGTATCGACATCGCGGCGGCGTGACTGCCGCGTGGCGGGGCATAGCGCAGCCTGGTAGCGCGGGAGTTTTGGGTACTCCAGGTCGCAGGTTCGAATCCTGCTGCCCCGACCACGGGGCCCGATTGACGCAGGCGTTGGCCGAGCAACGAGCATGATGGCACGCATCTACAAGCCGGCGAAGACGGCGATGCAATCGGGCAAGGCCAACACCAAGGCTTGGGTGTTGGACTACGAGCCCGAGCAGCCGCGCGAGGTCGAGCCACTGATGGGCTGGACGAGCTCGGCCGACATGAAGCAGCAGCTGCGGTTGCGGTTTGCGACTTGCGAGGAGGCGGTCGCCTATTGCGAGCGCCGATCAATTCCCTACCAGGTGTTCGGCGCCAAGGAACCGGCGCGCCGCACCATCGCCTATGCGGACAACTTCGCCTATGGTCGGCGCGACCCATGGACCCACTGAGTCGGCGCCTGGCTTTCCGATGGCACCGCCGGCCCCGTAGCTCAGCTGGATAGAGCAGCAGCCTTCTAATGTTCCGAGCGCGGGGCCGGTAAGCTTTTGCCGGTTCAGGTTTTTTTGCGTCTCTTGACGGGCGTTGCGGGTGCGTTTCCGGTGCCATTCCGGGATGCGCGCAACGCTTCGACCAGCTCGGTGCCCTCGACGATCTCATCGTTGGTGATATGCGCGTAGAATTTCGCCGTGACGGCGACCGACGAGTGATGCAGCTTTTCCTGCACGAGCTTGAGATTGCGGGTTGCCCGCAGCAGCTTCGAGCCAAAGTCGTGTCGCAGGTCGTGGCGCCGAAAATCCTTGATGCCCGCGCGGCGGAACATGGTGTCGGTGACCCGGCGTAGTGCCGCGTAGGTGATCGGCACTCGCTTTCCCTTGTCGGCGCCGCGCTGGACCTCATAGGTCCAGATCTCATTGCGATTGGTTCTCGCCATTTCGGTCGCGATCACGGCGACCGCCGCGGACGACAATTTGATCTTCGCCCAGTGCTCACCGCGCGCCTTGGTTTTGCGCAGAATCTGGGTCTCGCGCCGCTCGAGGTTGGTGCGCGACTTGCGCATTGAAAGCGCGCCCCCGACCCGCACGCCATTGTTTGCCATGAACCAGATGAGCGGGTGGTAGTCGGCCCGCACGACCTCCCACAGGCGCTGCTCCTCACTTGCGGCGAGCTCGCGGCCAGGCTTCGCCTGCTCGGGATAGAGCCAGTCGCGCCACGGGAACTTCGACGAGCTGATCGGCACGTCCCAGTGGCTTTCGGCGCGACGCAGCAGCGCCTTGAGCGGCTTGATGAACGAGCGATTTATGGTGGCGCCGGACGGCAAGCCGATCTGCTTTGGCACCAGCGCGCCGCCATGGCTTGTGGGGTCGCGCCGCACGTATCGCATGATCGGCTCAGCGGAGCGCGTCCGAATGGCATCGGCGATCATCTGTTTGCTGATGTCGACAATGCGGGTGTCGCGGCCGAGCAGCCGGCGGATGGTCTCCAAATGTCGGGCCTTCTCGCGTGCGCCTTTGAACTCGCGCCCGAGCTCGGCCCACAGGCGCCAACAGGCCTCGTTGATGGTCAGCGCGCCGGGCCCGGTTCCCAGCGCGACGAGGCGGCGCTTTTCCGTCTCGAAGTCCTGGGCGTCCTTTTTCTTGATAAGACCAGTGCTGCCTGAAAATCGACGATGCTCGCCCGAGGGGAGGGTGACCTCGAAGTCGAAGTGCCAGTACGGCGACTTGTAGCGGCCGTTTTTGTCTCGGGGGCGATAGACCGACATGATTTCCTCCCGAGGTAGGCCGCGACGTCCTCGCGCGCATAGACGCGGCGCTTGCCATCGAGCCGATAGTCGAGCGCGCCGAAATCGCCTTGATCCTTCAGGACCCGGGGCTTCTTGCCAAGTGCTTTCGCCAGTTGGTTGTGGGAAACAAGGAAATTTTCGCCGAAGATCTGTTCGATGAGGTTCACGAGCGACGGCGGCAAGTCATGTGGCGGCGACCAGGTCGGGCGCAGTCCGGCGCGAGCGCGAGCCCCCGCGGGCACGACAGATTCTCCTTCGCGCGCAGTCATTGAGCGCTAGGCCTCCTCCTCCGGACCAGGGGCGGACCAGGCGCGGCCGCTGGTCAGCTTCGCTCGGACCTTGGTCCGGACCGGCCGCGCCGGTTGGATCACGATCGGAATGTCGCCGATCTCGACGTGGTCGCCTGTCTCGACGATCTCGCCACGACGGAGCATGTCGGCATGGAGCCGCCGGAACATCTGCCGCGCGTTCGCATGCCGCCCGAACAGCGTGCGGACCACCGCGGCGCGCCACTGGTCCACGGTGACCGGAGCACCCTCGTCGCCTCGCAGCTCGGCCAGCAGATCGAGCGCCTGCACACGGCGATGCACGGATGGCTCAATGGATTGTGCGTCGCCCATCGGTCAGCTCGTCGAACATGACGCGGATCTCGGCCAGATAGCCGGCGCGCCGGATGAGGTTCTCGGCGTCCGCGACCATCATGGCGCACGCCGCATGTTGGCCAGCGGCTTGCGCCGCGACGGCCGCCGACAGCAGCTTGGCGGCTTCGCGCATGAGTGCCCATCGCTCCTGATGAATCACCGCCAGCCTCCGGTGACCCGTACGGCGGCGCCGAGCACCACCGCGAAGCCAAGCGAGACACACACAACGGCCAACACGACCATCGGCCTATCTCCGACCACCCGACGGCCGCCGTTGTCGGCTGCGGTAGAGCGCTTGCGCGAGGCGCAAATTGTGGAGCGCGGCGCGTGCTTCACGCATGGCCCGCGGCAGCACCTCGGGGCGGGAGAACATCAGCTCACGGCCGAGACGCACACGCGCCAGCGCGCGTTGCAGGTCGCGGGTCGCATCCTTGATCTTGTCGGTCATAGCCGCCCCCGGGTGGCCACGAGGAGCGTTCCCATGAGCGCTGCGACCGCGAGCGTGGGGGCGAGCACCAGGAGGATGTCGCGGATCATGGCGCGCAGGCGCCTTCTCGCGCGGCGGTTCGTTTGGCGTTTGCAGAGAGCCGCCGAGTCTTTTCGCGGCTTCCAGCGTTAGGCCGGGCGACGCCGATCCGTGCGGCGGAAATGTCTCCGTCCCATTGCTCGGAAACCGTTTTCGCGGGTCCCGCCGCACAGATGGCTGGCGTCATGGTCACCTCCCCCGAGCACCGCAAGCACAGGCAAGCGGTCAAAGGACGTTAACCACGTTTGTGCAAGTTTGCAAGTAATATGGGCAAGAATGCTACGCGCGCTCCGCGCAAGAACGCTTATCGCCTTCGGCCGCGCAGGATTTCGGTCACGAATCCAATGACGCGAACTTCGACCCCGTCAACCACAATCGGTCGCCGGAACGACGGCTCACCTGTGGCGGCCATGAGGTACGGAGGCTCATAGACTCGCAGCAGGAGCTCGACCCGTCGGCGGGTAGTATTCTCTGCAACAACGATGTCGCCAGCTCGCGGGTCCTCTCCCGTCTCTACGATGACGATATCGCCGGGGACGATCCCATCGCTTTCGACGGCACGAGAACGCACCAAGTAGGCTCGCGAGTTGGGCCGGGCGGCCAGCAGGGCTTTGGTCCCGGCCGCGATGTTCCGATCTTCGGGAGGCGAGTAGGGGGCGACATCGTCTCCGATTCTGGAAAGAACCTGCGCACGTTCACCTCTCGGCAGAAAAGACGGACTGATTCCAGTGGCCGCCACAACGCGCTCGATGGTCGCGGCGTGGAGCGTCTTGGGGCTGCCCTGCGCGTTCGCAAGGAACCGCGTGAAGGTCGATGGCGCGACCCCGATCTTGCCGGCCAACCCGGTGGCCGTATACCCCGTTTGCTCCAAAACGGAGTTGAGCCACTCGCGCTGGCTGGCGGCGACCGACTTGTGCGGGGGGGCCATGTGCATGCTGCCGTGTGCAAAAACGCTAACGGTAGCGTGCACCGGATTCTTATCTACTACATTTTGCAACATGGCTCTTGACGTATGTGCAAGACTCAGTCTGTTAGTGTGCTACTATGCACAATTCGTCATCCTTGCACCAGATCAAACGGCGGGCAGAGGCAATCAACCTGTCGCTGACGGAAATGGCCCGACGCGCAAAAGTCTCGCCTTCGACTGTAACGCGAAACGTTCGCGGACTACACGAAACCAAAAGTTCAATCGAGCGGCGACTCGAAGAGACCTTGATGCAGCACGAACTGCGGCTGCGCGATTACCTGCTCTCGATCCATCCCGTAGCAGAAAAGCCTGCACGGGCGCCTGCTGACCAAACGGCGGAAGCGGCAGCATGATCGCGGCGGGCAAGCAGCAGGACCACCAGTATCTCCAACACGAGCGTTCGGCCCGGAAGCTGAACGTTCAGCTCATCGAAAAAAAGCAGCATCGGCTGCGCCCACTGCTTCGCGTAGGCCGCAGCCTATCCGGTCGGACTTCCCGCCGCGCGGTCTGATTCCCCGTCGGCGACGTTCAACGCGTGCACACGTTTCCGCCGCCTGTCGCGGCTCACTCGGCCATTGGGGATGCCCAGTGTCGAAGCGCTCGTGGTTTGCCTCGGCCGGAGAACGCCCGTTGGCGCCTCTCGTCACGCGGCAGGTGTCGCGATGACTCGCGTCGCGCCGCCGCTCTCAACGCTACTCACCCGGGCAGTCATCTGCTGTGAGCAGATCGACAAGGACATGATCCCGCTCGATGACTACCCGCAGCGCCTGACCGAGCTCACCGAAGAGATCGCGGCAGCCCACCGCCGGCCGGCCGGCGAGCACGACCGCACCACCGAGTGGGCGCATTTGCTGATGCAGGCCGTTGCTCTCTACGTCGATGCGCGCCGGGATTTTCGTCGCGACAAAGCCACGCGTGCAAAGGCCGTGGTCGCGATGCTCAAGCCGTATGTGCAGGGTGATCTCGCGGCTGCCATGGATCAGGAGCGGGGGGCGATCTGATGCACGAGTGCCGCCTTGTCTTTGCTGAGACGCTTTCGGTGTTTCTGGCAATCATCGTCGCCTTCCAGATGTTGATGATCGTCGCCCTGTGCGTGCTGCGTCGGCGTCGGGGCCGGCGAGATCATCCCATTCGGCGACGTGCCATTGGTGCCGCCCAAGCTGAGGGACCTGTTATGACCGACAGTCGCAATTTCGCTGAGGCGTATCAGGTGCTCACCCAGCGCGGCGCCACCCACGAGGAGGCGGTTGCGCGCGCCGAGAAAGCGGGGCCGGTGCTCAAGATCCAGGTCACCGGCGCGCCACGCTCGGGCAAGAGCGCGCTTCTCGTACTGATCGAGCGGAAGCTCGCGGAGGTCGGCATCGTTGGCGCGATGCGACCGGACTGATCCCACATGCTCGCCGTGATCATCGACGACCCGGCACGACTGACTCATCGCGACGGTGAAGCATGAAGGTACTCCTCTTCTATTTGATCGCGCTCGGAACGTGGCGCGCCGGGACGCCGATCACGACCGATCTCGGCGTCATGATGTTTCTTAGGGCGCTGGTGACGAACGGACTGGGGCGCCGTCGCGAGGTGCGGCCGTGACGGGACGCGTCCAGTGCCGCAGTCGCGGCGAGGTGCTCCTCGACGCCATTTACGACGAGGTTCATCACCGTTTGAACCCGGGCGATGAAGAATGTTGGCATTGTGGCGGCGAGGGGTACACGTACGACTGCATTGACGGCTGCTGCGAGGATGCCGAGTCCGGGTGTGAGGATTGCGCGAGTCGCTGCGCCGAGTGTGCGATCCATGCGCGCAACATCAAGGCGGCCGTGCGCCTCGAGGTGCTCAAGTCGCTTGACGTCGACGTGGGGATCGCGTGGGCCAAGCGCGAGTGCCGATGGCGCGAGATGCGGCGCGAGCAAGTGCTCGCCAACTTGCATGCCGGCCGGGCCGCGCATGTGGCGTTCTCGGCCGATGAGCGCGCGGCCAGCGCGTGCTGGTTCGAGGGGCTCGTCTGATGAGCGCCCTCCCGCGCGGCTCGAGCTCGGTCATGGCCCGGCGCATCGAGCCGCCGGACTCGCTTGATTTCTTTCCGACACCACCTTGGGCGACGCGCGCACTTGCCGAGTATGTGTTGTTTCGGCTCGGTCACGGTGACTGTGGGCCGTCCGTGTGTTTGCGGCCGCTGCTTGGCGGCGCCCTGGTCGGGGAGAACTACTTCCCAGTGCCGATGACCGTGGCCGAGCCCGCCGCCGGCGAAGGGCACATGGCGGAGGTGCTGCACGAGTATTTTGCCGACGTTCGTGCGTCTGACGTGCACGACTACGGCGCCGGCTACACCGTCGGCTCATACATCGGCAACGGGCCGGATGTCATCGCGCGCGAGGAGGTGGATTGGACCATCACCAATCCGCCGTTCGCCAGCGCAGAGCAATTCATCGACGTCGCGCTCGATCATTCGCGCGAGGGCGTGGCCGTGCTGCTGCGCACCGGCGCGGTGGAGGGGATCGATCGCTACGACAGCATCTATCGCAACCGGCCGCCGGCGGTGATTGCGCAGTTCGTGGAGCGCGTGCCGATGACGCGGGGCCGGTGGGACCCGCGCGCCACCACGGCGACGTCCTATGCGTGGTTCGTCTGGTCGAGTCGCATCGATGTCACGCCAGGGCAATCCAAATTCGTCTGGATCCCGCCCGGCTGCCGCGAGCGGCTGACCCGGCCGGACGATGCGGCGCGGTTCGCCGCCTGGACAGTCGCGCCGGCGGGCGAAAACGCCGAGCCCGGGCAGGGAGTGCTGCTGTGATGACAGACCGCACCCGCCTGGCGAACCGGCGCGCCTGCATGACCTACGAGTTCTGGCTCGAAGGCGTGCGCTACTACGGCTCGATCGGCTGGCTCGGCGCGCCAGGTGCGAGCCCGATTGGTGAAATCTTTCTCACCGGCGGAAAGCCCAACTCGGCGGTCGATTCGACCGCCATGGATGCCGGCATCCTGGCGAGCCTGGCGCTGCAATCCGGCGTCTCGGCGGCGGACCTGCGCCGTGCGCTCGGCCGACCCTGTGATCGCGGCGGCGGCCCCATCGCCGCGGTGCTCGAGCTCGCTGAAAGCGATTCCGTTTCGGCCGTCCAGAAGTCCGATCAACCAGGCGGCTCTCCAGCCGATGGCCCCCATACCGGCCAGGACGGTGCGACGCTGTCCACCAATCAGGATGCGCCGCGATGAGCTCCGCCCGCAAAGCATTGGCTCAATGGGTGCGCCACATCGAGCGCGCCGGGGCCGGCGCCTCGTTTGAGGTCGGCCTTGTCTACGACCCGGAGAGCGGCTGGCGCGTCTACCAGCGCATCGGGGACAAGGGCCTGGCTCTGTCGCCGCAGCACGCGCGCGGTATCGCAGAGGCTTACGACCAGATCAGCCGCCGGCCGGAATGGCGCAACGTGGCGCACGGGCTCGATGACACGCTCGGGGCGCTGCGTTTGCTGGCCGACGAGGCCGAGCAGAAGAACCGCAACAAGGTTATCCCGGATGGTTACGCCGCAATGGCACCGGCGCAGGGCCGCGCGTGATGACGTTTGATCGATCGGGGGAGGAACCCACATGCTGACCAAGCTCACGCCGGCGCAGATCAATGCACCGGTCACGGAACTGATGCAGATTCCACTGGCTCAATTGCGCCACGGCGCAGACGTGGGCCTCAACGTGCGAAAGACCGGGCGCGACCGGGGCGTCGACGAGATGGCCGCCTCACTGCGCGCGCACGCGTATCAGCCGATCGAGCCGCTGGTGGTGCTCGCCGGCACGGGCGCCGACGACGGGCTTTATTTCGTGGCGGCCGGTGATCGGCGCCTTTCTGGCCTTCGCCGGCTGCAGGACCTCGGCGAGATTGCGGAGACGCACCTCGTCGATGTCGTGGTGCGGCGGCTCGATGTCAGCTCTGCAACCGACATCTCGCTTGCCGAGAACGTCACGCGCGCTCCTCTGCATCCGGTCGATCAGTATGAGGCATTTGCCAAGCTGAGCGCAGAGGGGCTCGACGAAGCCGACATTGCGGCTCGTTATTCCCTCACTGAGCGCCAGGTCCGGCAGAACCTGGCGCTTGGCGCGCTGAGCGACGCCGTGCGCTCGGCTTGGCGCGAGGGCTTGCTCGGCGCCGACGAGGCGCAAGCGTTCACGCTCGCCAAAAGCCACAAGGTGCAAGACAAGCTGCTCGCGAAGGTGAAGAAGGAAGAGCGGTGGTCCGCCTTCATGATCCGTCGGGAGCTTGGCTGCGCCGATGACGATATCGGCGGGCTGGTCGACTTCGTCGGACTCGAGACTTGCGCGGCCGCCGGCGTCGATGTGACGCCGGATCTGTTCGGGTCGAACCATATCGTGAGCGATGCGGCCAAGCTCAAGCAGCTCGCCGGCGATCGCCTCGAGGCCGAATGCGTGCGCCTGGTTCAGGAGGATGGATGGGCCTGGGCTATTACGCGGGCCTCGCTGCCAAAGGACTATTACAGCTGGAAGCGTTCGCGCCCAGAGAAGCAATTCACGCCCGAGGAGAAAAGGCGGCACGCCGAGCTGGTGCGCGAGATCGCCCGCACGGAGGAGAATGACGACTGGGACCGGGAGCAGCAGCTTCAGGATGAGATAAACGCACTTGACGAGGCCGCTGAGCTGCGAGGCTACACGCCGCGGCAAAAGGAAAAGGCGGGTTGCGTCGTCTCGATCGAGAACGGCCGCATCGATATCGACTACGGTTTGATCCGTCCTGCTTCCGCTGGCAGTTCAGCCGCGGCTGGCAAGTCCACGGCTTCGCCTAATGACGATGGCGCCAAGTCCGAAAAGGCAAAGCCCAAGCCGGAGAACAAGGATCCAGCAAAAATCTCGGATGCGCTGACGCTGCGGCTGTCCGAGCAGTTCACTCGGGCGTGCAGCGAGGCGCTCGCGGCCGAGCCGGATGTCGCGCTGACCGTGCTGCTCGCGGGCTTTGCGTCGGAAACATCCCCGATTTGCGTCTCAGTGTCGGGAATGGTCATGCGTCTCGGCCCGTCGCCAAAATTTACGGCCTCGCGCAGCTTCGAGACGAACCTCGAAACGATCGGCAAGATGAGTCGAGACGACCGCTTGTTGCTGCTCGCCGACGTGGCTGCCGCCGCGCTCGACATGCGAATCATGAACCATCACGGCGTCGCAGCAAACAGCAAGAAGAACCTGGCCATCGCGGACCGTCTGAAACCGGCATCGATCGAGAAGGCACTCGGCAAGGCGTTTGACGCCAAGGATTACTTCGGCGCCGTCAACAAAGCGCAATGCCTCACCGCGATCGCTGAGGCGCTTGGCAAGGATGAGGCCGAAAAGCTCGCCGGCGCTGGCAAGGCCGACATCGTCAAGGTCGCGATCGCGCGCGTCCCACAATCCGGATGGTTGCCGCCGGCGCTGCGCATCGCTCACTACGCCGGGCCAGGCAGCGCGGGCAAACTCGGCGGCCAGGCCGCCAAATCGAAGAAGAGGGGCACCCGATGAGCTGGTCCAGAGCGGACCACGTGAAGCCGGATATCAGCTTTCGACGCTGCGGTTTCGGCCGCGAGGTCGCGATGCTCAACAAGGCCGAGGTCGGGGCCGTGATGGAGCACGACGGCGACAAGGTAAGGGCCGTCTATGAGGTGTTCTTGCCGCTGCCTGACGGGCGCCGCGGGTGGCGGCCGGCGACGTCAATCGAGGCCGCGCGGCGGCGTCTCGGCGAATGCGTGGCCGACTGGCTCATCCTGGCTGGCCTGCGTCCGCTCGACGGGGGCGACTGAGTGAGTGCCACTCTCAAGCAGATGCGCGAGGCCGCTGCCTACGAGGCGGACCGGATCAAGGGGACGCAACAGGCGCTCGTCGTCGGCGGCCTGCGCCACGGGCCTGATGCGGGCGAGCTTGGCCGTGCGGAGGCCTTCGAAGCGCTCGTCCGGCTGGTCGACCTGGTCGCCTGCGACAGGCAATTCCTCGAGCGCCTGAAGAGGACGGCATGACGCTGCTCGAGGCGGCGCTTGCCTATGCGGAACGTGGGTGGCCAGTCTTTCCGTGTCATCCAGCGACCAAGCGGCCGCTGACCAAGAACGGCTTCGAGGACGCCACGACGGATGCGCGCGCCATCAAGGTTTGGTGGGGCCGATACCCGAAGGCGATGATCGGCGTGCCGACCGGCGTAGCCATTGGGGCATTCGTCATCGACCTTGACCTCGGTGATCCGCAAATCATCAGCGGCAAGGATTATTTGGATCGTTTCCTCGCCTACGTGGGCGGGATGCCGCCGACGGCGATCGTCGAGACCGGCTCGGGCGGATATCACATCTATTTCGCGTGGAATACCCGGCAGGCGGTCGCCAACGGCGCCAAGGTGGTGCCGGCGCTGACCTTGGGGCCCGCCGAGGGCGCGACTTCGGCCGCCGGCGGCAAGGCCAAGCCCGCCCAGGTGGATCTCAGAGGTGAGGGCGGCTACGTCATCGTGCCGCCGTCGGTGCGCGCCGATGGCCGTGCCTATTGCTGGGCGCAGCCGCTCGAGGACGGCATCGCCGAGGCCACGCCGCGGATCTGGGATGTGGCGTTGAAGCGTGAGCTTGATCAGGCAAAATCCTCCACGCTCAGAAATTCGGCCACCAAACGCGCGCACGCGCCTGTGGATGCGCCGGACAAGATTCGCCGCTATGCGCTGGCGGCGCTGGAACGCGAAGCGGGTGAGCTCGCCAACGCGGCACCAGGCTCGCGCGGCTGGACGATGAACAAGTCGGCGTTCGCAATCGGCCAGCTCGTCGGCGCCGGCGCGCTGTCACACGATGAGGCATACGCGCAGCTGCACGCGGCAGCATGCAGCTGCGGCCTGGTCGCGACTGACGGCCTCCGCAGCGTCGAAAAGAATCTCGATCGCGCCCTGCGCCAGGGCAGCGGTCAGCCGCGCGATCTCGCCGAGATCGCGCGCGAGCGTAAACCGGCGCAGCGCCGCATGGCTGCCGGAGGGGGGTTACCTGCAGAAGCGTCCTCTCCCGCGTCCCCGCAACCCCATAGGGATGCTGACGGGCAATCCGCAACCCTCGCACCAGGCGAGGTGACCGGTTCGCCGCCGGACGAGCCTGAGGGTCCAGACAACGAAACCTTGGAGTACTGCGCCGGCCTCGATCATTCCGACACCGACAACGGCAAACGGCTGATCGCCTATTTCGGTCGCGACCTGCTGGTGATGCAGCAGGAGGGCGTCGCTGGAGGCGATTGGCTTGCCTGGGACGGCACCCATTGGGACCTCGGCGGCGGTGCTGCCGGCGCCACCAAGAAGGCCCAGCTCGTCGGCGATCGGATCCTGCTGGAGACCGAATACATGTTCGCCACGCCGGCCGAGGCAAAGGCGATCGACGCAGGCGAGGCCGCAGCGGCGGAGCTCAAGACCACCCGCCTCGGCGAGGACGCCTCCGAGGAGCAGCGCGAGCGCGTGGCCGAGCTGAAACGGCAACTCGCCCGCATGGCCGGCGCCCGTGAGGCGCTCTATCGGCGCAAGGCCGCGCGCGCAAAGTTCGGGATCAGCAGCAAGAACAAGTCGCGCATCGAGGCGATGCTCGCCTGCGCGGCGCCGCATCTGCGGCGTCATCCCGATGCGTTCAATGCTGACCAGATGCTGGTCGCGACGAAAACCCACACGCTGCGCTTTATCCGAGAGGCAGATCCCGAGTGCCCGGATCCGGATGTTCTGCGCTACAAGGCGCGGGTCGAGGCGATCGCCGGACATCGCCGCGAGGATCTGATCACCGCCCTGGTGCCGATCGACTATCTGCCCGACTACGAGGCCACGGGACGCTGGAATGCTTTCGTGCGCCGATTCCTGCCCGACGACACAGTGCGCCGCACGGTGCAGCAGTTCGCCGGCCTCGGGCTGCTTGGTCAGCCGATCCAGCGCATCATGTTCCACGTCGGCACGGGCGCGAACGGCAAGTCGACATTTCTCGAAGTGATCACCCGGGTGCTCGGCGACACGTTTGCGGTCGGGCTGCCCGCTGAATCGATCACCGGGTTCGGTGAGCGCGGGGCCGGGCAGGCCTCGCCCGATCTCGCGCGCCTGTTTGGCAAGCGCATGCTGCGCGTGCTCGAGCTGCCCGCCGGCAAGCCGCTGCAGCAGGAGCTGATCAAGAAGCTGACCGGTGGCGAAAAGATCCCGGTGCGTACCCTGTTCAAGGGCTTCTTCGAGTTCCAGCCGCTGTGCAAGGCGCACATGAGCGGCAACGACTACCCGACGATCGACGGCTCCGACGGAGGCCTCAAGCGCCGGCTGCTGGTGGTGCCGTGGACGGTGACCATTCCGGAGGCCGAGCAGCGCGATATCGAGGAGGTGGTCCGCGAGCTTCTCGCCGAGGCGCCGGCGATCCTCAACTGGTTGATTGCCGGCGCCCTCGACTATCTCGAAAACGGCCTCGTTGTCGGCGACCCGATCCGCAGCCTGACGAAAGAGTATTTTGACGACCAGGATCCCGTCGGCGTGTTCGCTGGCGACTGCGTCGAGCAGGCGCCGGGCGAGACCGTGGCGGCCCGCGCCATGTACATCGCCTATCAGGCCTGGAGCGAGGCCAATGCGAAGAAGCCCGTCAGCGAGACGCGCTTTGCCCGCACCATGAAGAAAAAGGGCTTTGCACGCGATGAGACGTCGCGCGTGCGCCTCTATCTGAACATCCGGCTGCACGACGTGCCAGAGCGCCTCGATGGCGGCGCCGGCGATCGCCACACTGCATCGATTGGCGGCTACGACGAGGTGTTGCGATGAGGACTGTTGCCCGCGCGCCACCGAGGCTTGCGAGAGTTTGCGAGGCTTTGCGCAAACCCTCGCATACTGAATTCGCTCGTGTTACCAGCGGGTTGCCGGTGACTTGCGAGGGTTGCGAGGGTTTCCGCGCGCGTATGTATGCGCACAGGGGTCCGGGGGAACGGCACAATCATGAGGCCGAAACTCTATACGTATATAGGGCAAACCCTCGCAACCCTCGCACCAAACAAACAAGGCATTGAGCTTATTTAACAATCTTCTTGCGAGGGTTTTTTCAAATCCCTCGCAAACTCTCGCAAACCCTCGCAAGACCGACTGACGGGACGAAAATGCGAAAACTGGCGGACAATGCCGAGCTGGTCGCGATGAGTGAACGCCTGGCGGCCAAGCAGCGTAGGGTGATCATCCCGGCAAGCTTTGCCGATGACATTCCGCCGCGCTGGTATTGCGTCTACACCGCCCAATGGAGCGAGAAGCTGGCCGAACGCGAGATCGAGGCGCTCGGCCTCGAGCCGTACCTGCCCAAGGAAACGCGATGGGATCGGCACCAGAAGAACGGGCGCCGCAGCAAAACATTCAACAAGGTCATGCGCGCGTTAATCCCGCGCTACATGTTCGTATCGATCAGACCCGGCGCGCTGACAGAGGCGCGGGACGCGATTGAAGCCTGCCGCAGCGTGGAGGAGGTGGTCTGCTGTCGTGCGTCGCCAGGCGTGCCGCTACGCATCCCCGATGACGTTATCCACAAGCTTCGCTCGCGCGAGCAGGCAGGCGAGTTCGACGAGACGCTGGAGGTCGACGAGCAATGCCCGTACCAGCTCGGCGAGCAGGTCCGGATCAATGACGGCGTTTTCGCTGGCCTCACTGTGGAATTTGGCAAAATGCGGCCCAATCGTCGGGCTGAGGTGTTCGTCGCGATGCTCGGCGCGGTCAGTCCGGTCGACCTGCCGCTTGCTTGGTTGGAAAAACTCTGACTCTTGACGAGAGACCGGTCGCTCGCGTAAGCGTCGATGACAGGTGATTCGCGCGCGCTCGTCGGCCCGGCTGCCGGTAGCGAGTACGCCAAAAGGGCGGCTTGTGCCCGCCGGCACCTCAAATGACCCGCAAAACTCGCAAAACCAAAGCGCGCACGCGCGCAACTAAGGCTGGGCGCGTCGCCGCCGAGATGGCGCGCGAGGCTGCGCGCGTGGCCGCACTGCTCTCCGCTGCGCCGGCCGAGCAGGAATGTTTGGCGCCACCGGCGTTCATCGCCGAGGCGACCGCCGCGGGCGCGCTCGCCGTCTGGCGCGAATACGCGCCCGTGCTTGCCGCGCGCAACATGCTCGAGCCGATCGACCGGCACACCTTCGCGCTGTTCTGCTGGTACTGCGCCGAGTTCGTGCAGGCCTGCGAGGACATCCGTCGTAACGGCTATTCCCGCGAGGTCGCCACGATCGCCGGCGGCAACATGCTGCGCGAGAACCCGGCCGTCGCCCGCCGCGACAGTGCGCAGAAGATCGTGCTGGACATGTCGAGGCGCTTCGGCCTGACGCCGCTCGACCGCGCCACTCTCGCGGCAACACAGAAGCGCGCCGACTACATGCCACCCGCCGACGAGCTCCCGCTCGAACCAACGGCGGAAGCCGAGGTCGCGCCCGAAGCCAAGGCGTGGGCGGCTCTGCTCGATCAACCAGCCACGTCAGCCAACTGATGCGCATGCTCGGGCCGCGGGTCCGCGTGGCTGACCTGCGAACCGCCAAACCACCGGCCAAGACTGTCGACGACTTCTACCTCTCCGCCGAGTGGTCCGCATTCCGCGCCCGCATGTTGCGGGAGCGGGGCGGTCGCTGCCAGCACAAGGACTGCCAGGACCCCGACGCCTCGGGCGTCCGCATCCTCCACCACATCCACGAGCGCCGCGATGGTGGCGCCGACCTCGACCCCGCCAACGTCGCATTCCTCTGCTCGCCGTGCCACGGCCGCGTCACCGCCGCCGCCGCAGCCCGTGCAGCCGCCAGGGTCGGGTAGGGGTTTAATTCCTCCAAACGCACCACCCAGGAACCGCGCCCCACCCCACGCGCGGATTTTGTGGTGGTGTGCGCCGGGAAATTTTTTTGTGGTACGGTTCGGCCTTTACAAAGGGGAGGGCTGAGCTGTGATGAAAGTGGTTGTTTGGTTGCTGTGTGTCGGCAATGTTGTGTCGGCGATCTGCTTGGTCGACATCGTGTACAACCTCGAGGTCGGCAAGGTTCGAGTGAGCCAGGCCGTCGTGAAATGGAATGCCGGGGGCGGGGAGACGGACAAGATCCTCGATCGGCTGAAGCCGTTGCAGGGGAAATAGCTCCGGCGAATTGAATGGCGTGGGATCTGTCTTGTCTGGATTGGGAGGAGCGGATCCAGGCGAGGCGATCGCTGGTGCCAGACTTGCCGCTGGACCAGGCCGAAGCAGCGCGCGCGGTCGCGATCTTCAATCGGCTCAAGCTGCCGGACGTCCCGGGAACGCCGACGCTGGAGGATGCGGGCGGCGAGTGGTTTCGCGCCATCGTCGCGGCGCTGTTCGGCTCATTGGTCGACGGCGAGCGTCAGGTGCGGGAGACGCTGGTCGAGGTCCCGAAGAAGAATTCGAAGACTACCAATGGCGCCGGGCTGATGCTCACGGCGCTGATGTGCAACAGAAGGCCGCGCGCGGAATTCCTGCTGATCGGTCCGACCCAGGCGATCAGCGAGCTTGCGTTCAACCAGGCTGACGGGATGATTGGCGCCGACGACGAGCTTCGGCGCCGCTTCAAGGTCCAGCGTCACCTCAAGAAGATCACCTATCGCGGCGCGGTGACGTCCAGCGTGCAGGTGCGGACATTCGACACCGGCGTGCTGACCGGTGTGAAGCCAGTTGGAGTCTTGGTCGACGAGCTGCACGAGCTCGGCAAGATCGCCGGCGCGGCGGCCGTGATCCGTCAGATCCGCGGTGGCCTAATCCCGTTTCCGGAGGCCTTCCTCGTTTTCATCACGACACAGAGCGACAAGCCGCCGGCGGGCGCGTTTCGCGCCGAGCTGATCAAGGCGCGTAAAATTCGCGATGGCGTCATACCGGCGCGCGGCATGCTGCCGGTGCTCTACGAGTTCCCGACCCACATCGTGCGGTCCGGTGTCTGGCGCGACCCGACTACCTGGCCGATGGTCAACCCGAACATGGGTCGCTCGATCACGGTCAAGCGCCTCATTGAGGAAAGCCAGACGGCGCAGGAAATCGGCGAGGAGGAATATCGGGGCTGGGCCTCGCAGCACCTGAACATCGAGATCGGCCTGGCGCTCGGGTCGGACATCTGGGTCGGCGGAAATTACTGGGAAGCTTGCGTCGACGAGTCGCTCACGCTCGAGCAGCTGATTGAGCGCAGCGAGGTCATCGTCATCGGGATCGATGGGGGCGGGCTCGATGACCTGCTCGGCTTGGCGGTGCTCGGCCGCGAGCGCGAAACGGGCGACTGGCTCCTGTGGAACAAGGCCTGGGCGCACCGCATCGTGCTGGACCGGCGCAAGACCGACGTGGCGCCGCGGCTGATCGACTTCGAGCAGCAGGGCGACGTCGTGATGGTCGACAATCCGGGCGACGACGTGATCGAGCTGGTCGACGTCGTCGAGCAGGTCTACCGGTCGGGCAAGATGCCCGAGGAGAACGGCATCGGCGTCGACCAGTACGGCATCGGCGAGATCGTCGAGGAGATCGCGAGGCGCGAGATCGAGACCGAGAAGCTGGTGATCGGCATCCCGCAAGGCTTCCGGCTCAACGGACCGATCAAGGATTGCGAGCGGCGGCTCGCCTCGAAGACGCCCGGGAAGCGCTTACGGCATGGCGGCCGTACGCTGATGGCCTGGTGCGTCGGCAACGCCAAGGCGGTGCCGAAGGGCAGCGCGGTCTCGATCAACAAGGAGACGTCGGGCTCGGCGAAGATCGATCCGCTGCTCGCGACGTTCGACGCGGTCTCCCTAATGGCCATGAATCCGACGGCGGCGGCACATGATGGCGGCGGGGTGATCATCCTCGACGCGGCGTAAGAGGCGCGCGATCGATGGGCTTGCTGTCGCGCCTCGGCGATTTTGCGCATCTGACGGCGACCGCCTGGCGGATGTCTGCAGACGCCGGCTGGCGTGAGACCAGGTCGAACGACACCACGCTCGACGGCCTGCTGTGGGGTGACCAGCTCTGGTCGGTGCCGAGCGTTACCGGTGTCGCGATCAATCAGCAGACGGCGCTCAACGCCGCGGCTGTCATGGCCTGCGTCACGATGATCGCCGAGGACGTGGCGAAGCTGCCTGTCGCGCTCTTTCGTCGGCGGCCCGACAACGGCCGCGACCGGCTCAAGAAGAAGGACCACTGGTTGGTGCCGCTGCTGCGGCGCCCAAACTCCTGGCAGAACTGGATGGAGTTCTGCGAGATGATCATGTGCGGCCTGATCATGCGCGGCAACGGCTACGCGGTGATCATCCGCAACATGCGCGGCATCCCGGTGGTGCTCGTGCCGATCAACCCCGACCGCGTTGCGCTGTGGGAGGCCCAGGACGGCAGCCTCTGGTATCGGGTCACGCCGTTCGGCCTGCACGAGATGGCGATGCTGGCGGGCCAACCGTACCTGATCCCGTTCGACGACGTCCTGCACCTGCGAGGGTTCTCGATCAACGGCCTGGTCGGCGCCTCGCGCATCGCGCTTGCCCGCGAGGCGATCGGGCTGGCGCTCGGCCAGGAGCGGCAGGCCGCGCAGATGATGGGGTTCGGCGCTCGCCCGTCGGGCATGCTCTCGACCGATCAGAAGCTCACGAAGGAGACGGTCGAGCGTGCCAAGCAGAGCTGGAAGGATCTGCATGCAGGCCTGCAGAACGCCGGCCGCACCGCCATCCTCGAAGCGGGTTTGAAGTGGACGCCGCTTTCGCTCACCTCGCAGGACATGGAGTTCATCGCGTCGCGCCAGTTCCAGCTTCAGGAAATCGCCCGCATGTTCCGCGTGCCGCCGCACAAGATCGGCGAGCTGTCGCGGTCCACCAACAACAACATTACCCAGCAGAGCCAGGAATACGTCAACGACACGATCTCCGGGTACACGGCGCGCTGGAAGCGGAAGTTCGATGACAAGTTCGATCTTGACGACGACGACCTGTTTCTAGACTTCGACCTCGCGGCGATCCTCGAGGGCGATCTGATTGCCCGTTACAACGCACACCGAATCGCCGTCATGAGCGGCTGGGCCAGCCGCAACGAGGTTCGCGTAAAGGAAGGCCTCAACCCGCGACCCGAAGCCGAGGCGTTGTGGGAACCAGCGAACATGGCGATGGCTGGCAGCCAATCGACGGGCACGACGGGCGAGGGCGGTGGTCGGCCGGAGGACGGCGAATTGAAGTGATCGGCATTGGACAGGCCGTCTACTCATAGATGAGGCATACCTATCAGGCGCTTGAATCCGCCCAAGCGGGGTAAGTGACACGCACGATTGCGCTGCGGCAGTCCGCTAGGTTATGTACCTGGTGCGTCCGCCCTGATCGGGTGGGGCTATAAAATCGAGCGGCCGCCAGGTGGCAAAAAGAAATCGAGACGAATTCCCAGAGAAAACGAAGCTGCAGATCGCGAAGCGCGCGGGGTGGCTGTGCTCGTTTCCGACGTGTCGCACGCCAACGATTGGAGCAACGTCTGACGGTGAAGGCGAAGTCAACATCGGCACAGCAGCCCACATCTGCGCGGCTGCTTCTGGCGGCCCGCGCTACGATGAGACGATGTCGCCAGAAGAGCGCTCTTCCGCAAAGAACGGCATTTGGATGTGCCGCGATCACGGCAAGGCAATCGATTCCAACGATCCGGAATTCACCATCGAGCGGCTGCGTGAGTGGAAGAAGAAAGCGGAAAACGAGTCGTGGCAGCGTGTGCTGCGCAACGAAGCGGCGGGCAGGCAAGCGGATACCACCAATGCGCAACTGGCCGCTCGCATTCGCGCCGCCGCAGAAGCGGATCTGAAGGTTTTCCGGCGAACCGCGAAATGGCCATCCGCGTCGGTCGCGCTCACGCTGCAAGTGGACGGGTTCGACGATCCAGTGACGACAGCCGCGCTTGCGGGCGCGGTGATGTCGCTGGACGATCTAATACTTGTGGCGCCGCCCGGCATGGGAAAAACCACAACGCTCTTCCAGATCGCCGAAGGCGCGTTGGCGAACGGCAAAGGGACGCCGCTCGTTGTGCCGCTCGGCGATTGGGCCACGGAAGGCGTGACGGTTCTGGACTCTATTCTCAAACGTCCGGCGTTCCGTGGGGTCTCGGAAGAAGATTTCCGCAAGGCCGCCGCGCAGCCCGGCGTTGTGCTGCTTCTCGACGGTTGGAACGAACTGGACGCGCAGGCGCGGACTCGCGCACGCGTGCAGATCGCGGCCCTCAAGGCCGAATTGCCCGAACTTGGCCTTATCGTCTCGACGCGCAGGCAAGCGATCGACATTCCTTTCGGCGGAACGCGCGTCGATCTCCTGCCGCTCAACAGAGAGCAGCAGATGCAGATTGCCGCCGCAATACGCGGCCCCGCAGGTGCGAAAATCGTCGACCAGGCGCGGCGCACGGCGGGTGTGCGCGAGCTTATGACAATCCCCCTCTATCTGACGGCGCTGCTCTCTCTTCCTGAAAACGCACCATTCCCGACGACCAAGGAAGAAGTGCTTCGGCACTTCGTGGCCGTGCACGAAAAAAAGGCGAGCCACGCGGAAGCCCTTCACGCCGTCGCGCAAGGATTTCAGCAGGATTATCTCGACGGTCTTGCCGTATTCGCCACCCGAACGACTAACACGGCCATCGCCGACAGTAACGCGCGACGATTGATCTTCGAGACGGAGAATCTGCTGGCTGACAACGGGCAGATCACGATCAGGCCGCAGCCCGACGCGGTGCTCAATGTGCTCGTCAGCAACCACGTGCTAATGCGCGCGGGCGACACCCCGGGGTATTCATTCCAGCACCAGCAGTTTCAGGAATGGTACGCCTCGCATTCGGTCGAGCGCCGGATCATCGCCGAGATAGCTGACCCCAAGGGGCGCGAGACATTGAAGGCGGAGGTCTTCAATCTTCCCGCATGGGAGGAACCAATCCTCTTTGCTGTCGAGCGTCTGGCGCGCAGCGATGCGCACCAGCGTGCCGCGTGCGGCAAGGCGATCGTCGCCGCGTTCGAAGTCGATCCGATCCTCGCCGCCGAGATGATCTCCCGCTCAACGGACGATGTGTGGTCGCAGATCGGCCCGATCATTCAAGGACTTGTAACACGCTGGCACGCGCCCCGAACAGTTGATCGCGCCTTCCGATTCATGCTCACGTCGGGGCGATCCGAATTCCTCGATACGGTCTGGCCGCTGATCATTAACGAAAACGATCAGATCAGCGTCAACGCGTTGCGCAATTGCAGGCGCTTTAGGCCTTCGATCCTGGGAAGGGATGCCGAGAAGAAGATCAAGGCTCTATCACATCGCGCTCGGATAGCGCTGTTGACAGAAATGCCCTTGCACGGCGGGATGGACGGCATCGATCTCGCAACCGCCATTGCGAAGAGCGATCCCGATCCTGAAGTCCAGGCATCCGTTGTCGGTGCGCTCGCGTTCCGGCGCGCAGACCGCCACGTAGCAGAAGTGTTGCAGTACGCTAGCGATAAGACCTTCGACCTGATTGCCCGCAAGGGCCTCGTCGACGAAGTGGATGACGATC